GCCAATGAGACAGAGGGCTTCGTTCTTGATAACGAGAACGGCGGGCCGATATATAGATATATCCCTGTTCTTATTATCTATATATAGTATAGCGTACCATAGTGCGCATGTCAAGCCTTCCCCTGTGGATAACTTTTCTCGCCTTGATTTTTTGACAAAATTGTCAAAATAAAATATCCTTAATTAAGACACTATATATAAGCTTCGTTACACACATGAGGGGGTAGCAGGCTTATAGTAGTGTCTTTTTTTGTGCGGGATATGTGGCAAGTGTGAATCGACAAGTGCGCACTTGCCCGTCTTGCTTTCGCTCTAATAGTAAGGACATTAGGAGGAGCTTTCAATCCTTGGATTGAGAGCAAGGCGACGGATTTTTTTTTAAAAAAATGTACAAAATTAAAAAGAGAGGCGATAAGTGGGTGATAATAGCGACTGCATACGATTATCGGTGCACTGGTGTGCCGATTATGACGGAGATAGCAGGCTTCCGTTCGCTTAGGGACGCTCGCAATTTTTTACAATTAGTTCATCAAAATTTTAACTAAATAATCAAAAAAAAATATGCAAGAAGATCAAACAATTCCAGAAGATCCACAAGAAGGTGTACAGCCAGACCCAGCAGAGCCTACGCCTGAGAGCGTTCCAGCTTCAGAGCCAGCGCCATCATCTTCAGAAGATGGCGAATCAGAGGGGCCCAAGGATTAAGCTCCTCCTCCTTTTTTTATTTTTTTCAAATGAAAATTAAAAAAATAGAATTGGCGAATAGAAGAGCAAGCTGTATTGGCGCATGAGATATTACATTACGTGATTGATGTATTACGTATATTAGGGCTCCAGCTTGTGAAGGAGAGCGAGGAGGCATACACCTATTATTTTCAACATATTTTCAGCGAAATTTGGCTGAAATTGAAAAATGAACACGAGAAATTTAAAAAAAAAAGTAAAAAAGTGAGAAAAGCGAGAAAAACGACGCATTGAGAGCCGATTTAAGCGTTTTATTTTTTGTTTAGGATGTATGGGGTATGATTTTTTATGATTTTTTATATTTTTTTTATATGGCTACAAGGCAACAATTAATAGCAGCCAACAAAAAGGCTGTAAAGTCAATAGGGCATGGAAAAAGAGGCAAGGGCAAGGCTACTCTGCGGAAGGAAGCTATTGCTAAACGTGTGGAAGACTCTACGGTCGCGAAGCTTGAAGCTGAACTTGCAGAGCTTTTTAAAGAAGCGAAGAAGAAGCGAGGCAAAGCTGGATATAATCATATCACGGACGCAATAGATAAGGCGATCAAGAATATACAGTTATTGAGCGGCGAGGCTACGGAGAGGGCTGATGTCTATTGTTGGGATAATTACGACGACGAGAATAATGAAGAAAAAAATATACAAACCGAGAGCATGGACACGCCAACTACATGAGAGTAACAAGCGATGGAAGGTGGTAGTGGCACACCGCAGAGCAGGGAAGACGACAGCGTGCCTGAATCATCTAATACGGGACGCCATGAATACACCGCAGAGTAAGTATGCGTATATAGCACCAACCTATAAGCAAGCCAAAAATGTTGCATGGGATTTACTCAAGCAATCAGTAACTTTAGTACACAATATTAAGATTAACGAGTCAGAATTAAGAGTAGATTTGTTTAATCAATCTAGGATAACGTTATACGGCTCTGATAATCCAGACGCGTTACGTGGTTTAGGACTATGGGGCGTAGTATTCGATGAATACAGCCAACAACCCAGCAATATATTCACCGAGATTATCAGGCCAGCTCTTGCAGACCATCAGGGTTATGCGGTATGGATAGGGACACCTAAGGGCAGGAACGACTTTTATCGGTTATATAAGGGTTTAGATGACAACGATAAGCCTAAAAAAAATTTAGATAAATGGTTAAGAATATTGCTGACGGTAGATGATACAGGTTTGATTCCACAATCTGAACTTGAAGATTCGAGGGCTGAAATGACAGAGGATGAATATCAGCAGGAATGGTATTGCTCCTTTGATGCTGCGATTAAGGGCGCATATTATGCAGAAGAATTAAGCAAGGCAAGGCAGGATAAGCGTATTACTAAGGTGGATTGGGATAATACTTTGCCAGTATATACAGTATGGGATCTAGGGATATCAGACGCTATGGCAATAGGTTTTTGGCAGAGAGTGCGACAGGAAATGCGATTGATTGATTACTACGAAAGCACGGATAGAGGCTTACCGCATTACACTAAAATAATCCAGAACAAGCCTTATACATACGCTAAACACTTTGCTCCTCATGATATTAACCAAAGGGAACTAACTACAGGCCGCACAAGGCTAGAGATTGCGAAGGAACTAGGAATTAATTATGTGGTATTGCCTAAGCTAGGGGTTGCAGATGGTATACATGCAGGAAGGTTAATGTTTGATAGGTTATGGGTGAATAACGAGAATTGTCAGACATGGATAGACTACATAGCGCAGTATCACCGTGAATGGGACGATAACAGAGGCTGTTTCAAGGATAATCCATACCATGACTTCACATCACACGCAGCAGATATGTACCGTTATGCGGCACTCGCAGAAAAGATGATGACACAGAGTAGTGGGTCAATATTGGACGACAGCCCTCAAGTACTCACAGAGTTTTCGCCTGTTATTAGAGATGGATTTATTCATGGCGAGGAGATGGGCGCAGGGCCAGTATTCGCCGAAGAAGAACCTAGAGATTATAGGTATTAATATGAAAAAAACACAACATGTTAATTTATATTTAATATTCACAATTTGAAAACCTTGAATTAATTAACAATATCTGACCATGGACGCGTTCATGGCTAGACAAAAAAAATTATCATGAAAAAACTAACACTTAAAAATTATCTATTTCTTGGAAATGCTCAATTCAAGGTGGAGTCTTTGCAAGAATGGTTATTTAACCTTAAATTGCACGGCAAACAATCAAGAGCTCGTAACAGGTTTTTAGCACTTATTACACCACGAACGACAGAGATTGATAAAGAACGCCTTAAGCTCGCAGAAGAACACGCCGCTAAAGACAAGGACGGAAAAATAATTTATCTTGAAAATATTAAAGACAAGGACGGTAATCCAACGGATAAGACCCAAGAGACAACAGACAAAGGCAAGGGAACAGCATATAAACTTCAAGATGTAGATGCGTTCAATAAGGTTTATAATGAATATTTGAATGAGGATTTTATCATTAATGTATCACCAGAAACTAGGGATACTATATATGGTGTTAGAGATATAATTTTGAATACAGAGGAAGAATTTTCGGGTATGGCAGCAACTAGATATAACGAATGGTGTACAGCGTTTGAAGAGATAAGTGAGGAAAAAGAAAATAAAAAAGCAAAATAAAAAGTCTAAATATACTAAATGCCTGAAGTGTCGGACAGAGACGACATTTTTGGGTAAAAAATAATATGCCAACATATTTAAATTTCAGCGGGGCGCTTGATGTTATTAAAAGAGGTGGAAGGGTAACGAGAGAGGGGTGGAATGGTAAAAACCAATGGATTGAATTACAAAAACCTGATGAAAACAGTAAAATGTCTTTACCTTATATTTATATTAAGACTGTTGGGGGTGATTTGGCGCCTTGGGTTGCTTCACAGACAGATATTTTAGCAGAAGACTGGGAAGAAATTTTTGAATAATCATGGGAAAAAAAGGATAAAAAAGCAGAATAATATGACCCCAATATTTAATAAAATTTGTCAATTGTATGATGGACGAAAATCGAAGAATGCTGATATTGTTTTAAGCAAAAAAGACTTTGAGGATTATGTGGAAGCGATTATTGTTCCCAATTTTAACGGCGAAAAATTAAAAAAGAAATTACTAGCACAAAAATGGGCATATTTCAGAGCTATAAGAGTTAAATATCTATAATATGACCCAAAAAGAGAAAAGAGAACTAAAAAAAAAGCATGTTATTACAATTCTTAAAAAATTGTGCCCTGATATGGCAGTGCGATGGGAGACTCGTTTTTGGGGGCCGAACTACGAAAATCTGTGGGTGGTAATAGAATCAAAGGATATAATTAAAGTAATTGATAAAGCCCTTGATAAGGCATTTAAAGTATATGAACAGCAAAACAATTAAAATATTTGGGTTTAAAGTTTTAGAGGTCAATTATTATTCAGATGATGGTCTGTTGCCTATGCCCGCAAAAAAACCCAAAAAATCTAAAGGTGGCGTTATTTTGGATTTAACACCAGAGGAGTGGCATAAACAACAAAAAAATGGGCATTTATCAAAAAATTGACGAAACGATAAGATGAAAAAATATGAACTTGAAAATAAAATAAGAAACCTTGAATTAAAAGTTGATATTAATATTAAAATAAATCAAAAATTTAGAGAAATTGTTGAATGCTTAGACATAGTTACAGATTATTTTTTTAATAAAGAAGGGGCAGCGCTAAACACTAAAAAATATCTTATGAAATCCGAGGCGAAAGAATTTAAAAAAGGCCTGCATGACGCTTACTATACAAGCAAAAATAATTTCAAACGTTTTGAATCTTTAATTACAATATGGGAAAAAGAGTGTAAATAACATCTGTTATATGTACATAATCAAAAATAAATACAAAGAGCATAGCACACGCTCTAAGGAAGAAATTGCCAAGATGCAGCACGAGCATCGTTACGACATTATCCAGCCCAGAGAAGCCAATACAGGGCTTGTTAATCCTGATTATATAAGAATGCACGGCGCTAAGGGTATGAAATTGGACGAAGCCGACATAAAGCATATAGCCAAAAACAATAAAGATTTATTGCCTTATGTTCAAATTTCAGATTAGTGATATTGATAAAAAAAACTAAATGAATGGCGCAAGTAATATCAATCTCAAAGAAATCAACAGTAACATTGCCAAAGATTATACGTTGTTATAAGTGTGGTAGTAGGTTTTTTGATTGTGGTATCTTGACAAAAGGAGTAGTTGAAGTAAAATGTAAGAGATGCGGATATTATAATTTTTTAAGAATTGTTTAGAAGTAAAGGAGGTTAGAACAATTTAATAAACCAGCCCCTT